CAAAGATTGAATATCCATTTCATGAAGTTACAGGAAATTTTTATGCTACTAACACGAAAATAAGCTCTTTTGAGAATTTTCCAAATCTTTGCAGATTTTTATCATTGGGTCAATGTAAACAATTAAAATCTTTGAAGGGAATAAACAAACATATTCTTGCTATAGGAACCCGTTATAACTCTGGATATATTGACCTTAGCGATGCTCCTATAGAAGACAGCATCTTAAGCTTGATAAAGATAGACTATTTAGATTCAATTTACTATCATCCAACTAGCTCTAATGAATTGTCTAGAAGGCTCAGGAAAGCCATCTCAATCGTCAATAAACACATTAAAGATAAATCTAACTCAAGCATCTTATCGGCGCAAAAAGAACTGATAGAAGCTGACCTTGATGAATATGCGGAGCTATAATGGCTAAAGGATTATACACGCCTCTTAATCCAGGTAAATATATGGGAGATCCTAGAAAGATCCGCTTCCTATCTGCTTGGGAACAACGAGTGATGGTTTTCTGCGACACTAATCCGCACGTGATTCAGTGGGGATCTGAGGAGATGAAGATACCTTACTTGAATCCGATCAAGAAGAAGGTATGCATGTACATCCCCGACTTCATCATTCGTTACAAAAATAAAGCTGGTGCGATCATCACCGAGGTAGTAGAGGTGAAGCCATCTAAGGAAGCTTTGTTGAAAGCCAAGATGACGAACTATGATAAGGTTTGTTTGGTCATTAACACCGCTAAGTGGCAAGCCGCCAGAATTCTCTGTGATAAGCACGGAGTAACTTTTCGGATCCTAACCGAAAAAGGGTCAATGACTGTTGATCCTAATGGTCTACCGATTCAGTTAACAGATCAAGGATTGTTTAAGAAATGAATGATATAGATGACGAAAAATCCCATCCCTTAGAGGATGTGTTTGACATGGAGGCTGGCTCTACTCCATTTAAGTTTGAAGATACTGAGATGGGCCAGCTTAATGAGCGAGCCTCGGCCATCGTCGACCCTACTACAGGAGAGCTAGTAGTTCGTAAGTCCGACGAGCTCACACATGAAGAGCTGGAGAAGGAAGAACGAATAGAAGATCTCCACATCGATGGACAGCTAGAAGGAATCCACAACGCAGCCTTGGGTGCATTTGAACACCAATCGAGGATGGCTCAGGAGGTCGACCCTAGGTTCTCGGCAAGAAACGCTGAGGTCGCCGCGCAATACCTGAACATCGCGCTCAATGCTGTTAACTCCAGGGTTGACTCAAAGTTTAAGCGTCAAAAGATTCGCATCGCTAAGAAAACCGCTGGAGCGCCAGGGACAGTAAATAATAACGTCATCGTTGCAGACCGCAACGAGCTGTTGAAGTTAATGAATGAGAGTCGCGAAAAGATAATCGTTGATCCTGAAGAGAAGAATTAATGCCAACTCCGGTCATAAAGAAATACGCCGAGCGATCTGGAAAATCCGTCAAGGAGGTAGACGAGTATTGGAATGAGGCTAAGGAACAAGCAGCTAAGAAATTCAAGAGCGAATCTTCTGAATTTTGGGCGTATGTGAGCGGGATCGTAAAGAGGCGTTGTGGATTAAAAGAATCGCTAAAGGATTTCATTAACCAAGAAGATATTCTATTAGAGCTGTTTGACTCAGTTAAGGTTAAGCCAACAGATGTTCTTCATGATGATGATCAACGTTATGAGGCTGAATCAAAGCTTGCAGATGGAATAACAATTAATTTCCTGGCAACCAAGGTCCACGGTTACTGGGACATTGAATTCTCTGATGTTGGTGAAGATTATAACGGAGATAAGTATCTCAACTATGAGAAAACTAATCGTGACGGTTCAGAGATAAAGGTTGTGTCCTTTGTTGTTTCATGCATTAAATCATTGATCTACAATCATGCTCCAGAGAAGATAATCTTTCACGCAAACAAGAAAAATCCTAGTCGCATCACCAGCTATCGTAGGCTGATAAAGCAATACTTCAAAGATTATAGCTGTAAGGAAACTAACATGGTAAAGGCGGTCGCCTTCATGTTAGCAAAGAAATTATAAAGAGAAACTATGTTAAACCCAGAAAATATAAACGAACTTGTTAGGTGCATGCATGATGAGATCTACTTCATCGAAACATATTGCTATATCAATACATTAGATAAGGGTAAGATCTTATTTGCTTTAACTCCACATCAAAAACGTTGGATCAAGAGATTTAACACGCGTCGAGTAACAGAGGTTGAAGAGGTTAGACAAACAGGGAGATCGTCGATCCTAGCTGCTCACATCGCTTACAAAACTGTCTTCTCTCCAGATCATATAACATTGATCGTTGGAGACCGATATCCAACAGCTCTTCATATTCATAATATCATTAAGCCTATGATTGCCAACCTTCCAGATTGGATGATCCCAGAGATTACGTGCAATAATCAGATGATGTCAGAGTATAATAAAAGCTCAAAAATATTTTGCCAAGCCGCTAGTTCAAGCACAGGTAGAGGAATGGCGTTTAATCTATTGGTCATTGATAATTATGGGCATATTAAACAAAATATTAAGGAAGAGCTTTATGATGGATTGATGCCGACGATGGTTGGAAATTCATCGGCGATCATCGTAGGTGATGACACAGGATGGGCTGCATAACATGGGAATCGGAGAGTTTGTTAAAAAAGCTCACGGGCAGACAGAGTATACTCCTGAGCTGCTCCAAGAGCTAGACAGGTGCTCTCGTGATCCTGTGTACTTCATCAACAATTATTGCTATATTCAAAACCAGCATAAAGGTAAGATGAAGTTCATCTTACGTCCATATCAAGTAAGGATCATTAATTCTCTTCATACTAATAGGTTCAACATATTAATGATCGGACGACAGTGCGGTAAGACTGAAACTACCGCGGCGTTCTCCTATTGGTATTCGATCTTTCACGCTGATAAGAACATTCTAGTTGCATCTAATAAGCAGAAGGGTGCAACTGACATCATGAACCGCATTAAGTTCATGTATGAAAATACCCCAGACTTTCTGCGCCCAGGGGTTCAATACTACAATCGCGGGTCAATCGAATTTGACAACGGATCTAAGATCTGGTCTGAAGCCACCACCGAAAACACCGGTCGTGGTAAGGCGGTCGCGCTCTTCATCTGTGATGAGCTGGCGCACGTTCACCCTCGCATTCAAGAAGAGATGTGGGCCTCGATCTTGCCGACGCTGTCAACCGGTGGATCATGCGTTGTTATGTCAACTCCGAACGGTGACTCAGAGCTATTCGCTAGGCTGTGGAGGCAAGCTAACGCTGGACTATCAGCTGATGAAGAAGGCATCGAAACGTTTGTCCCGGTCTATGTTGACATCTCGGAGATCCCGGGTCGCGATGAAAAGTGGCAGCAGATGATGCGCCGCACGCTTGGTAGTGACCTTAAGTTCGAGCAAGAGTACCTTTGCCACATGCTGTCTTCAGATCCGCTGTTGATCAACTCGATGGTTCTTCAACAGCTCAAGCCACGGCAGCCAGAGTTTGTTGACAAGGGATTCGCTTTCTGGAAGGTACCAGATCCAAGTAAAACTTATATTGTAGGTGTTGACGTTTCCGAAGGTATGCAAAAAGACTTTTCTACGATTCAAGTCATTGAGCTAGAAACTTTGGAGCAAGTTGCAGAGTACCGCAACAACACCATCAAGGAAGATAAGCTCTATGAAGCGATCAAGTGGATCATCATGAAGCTGCAATCATATAAGGATCCACGTACTCAACGTAAGCCAATGATCTATTGGTCATTTGAGAATAATTCATGTGGAGGGGTTATCGGGGTGCTCCACTATCAAGATGAAAAGTTCCCAGAAGATGTTGAATTGATCAATGAAAAAAGCGGAAAACTAGGAATGCGCACCCTAAACAAGTCAAAACTTGAAGCTGCGAGGCACTTAAAGAACCTCATTGAGCGGAGTAAGGGTGGCATAAAGATCAACAGCGAAAGGCTGATCTTTGAGCTGAAGAACTACATCACGTCAGGTGGATCATTCGCGGCCAAGCATGGGGCCACAGATGACCTCGTCTCAGCGATGCTAATCAACGCTCGCATCATCAGCTACCTAGCTGCTTATGAGCCTGCCGTTTTCGACAAGCTTTATAAGAGTGAAGGTAACTTTGATGACGGAGAAGAGTACGGCGAAGAGGTTATGCCGATGCCGTTCGTGATGTGATCAAGCCCTGGATACTGTAGATTGCTTACGAACCAAAACAGTGAGACCTGTTGTGCTGTGAATGATCGACGTGATCATATACACTCTTGGAATTTCATCGCGAAATCCTATGATCCATTCTCCCTCTATGGGTTTTACTTGCAATTGTGTAGGGAACAATATTCCTTCATTGCTTGGGTTGGTATGGATGTCGGCGTCAAAGAAAACTTCAATGTCTATCATGTTGTATCCTCATGTTTATTAGGATGATTATATCCTAAAAAGACGTATAAATAAAACTTTGCAGCACCAATAACTAATCATAGGAAATAAAAATGTTGCCAGATTCACTCTTATCTATACTCATCGATGTAACCGGTTTTGTTGCTGCATGTCTAATCTGTTATCATCTTTTTAGACGCCGTCGCTCACCGTCAGAAACCATGAAAAGTCATACTCATGACAATTTCTCTAGCTTCTCTGTTCAACCAGAGCCGATTCTTAAGAAATCGGTTGAAGTTCCATCAACACCAGCACCACAGGAAGAAGCAGTAAAGTCACAGAAAAAATTCCAGGAAGTGGTAGATAAACCGAAGAAGCCAAAGAAGCCTCGTGTTGCGAAGGATTTACTGCCATATGTTCCTATGGCTATGATTGAAGACATTAATATGCCAAAGACGAAGCCTGTTAGGCGTCCTCGTAAGCCTAAGGTTTCTCCTCCAGCTCCAGAGGTGGTGGTCGCCACGGTCAAGCCAAAGCGCGTGCCAAAAAAGAAATAACTTCTAGGAAAATGTCCATACGGAAATTTTATTGTAAAATGCTCTGTATGGAACAAACACACTACTCAAGGCGATTGGAACTTGCTAAAGAAACATCGGCGCCGATCGGTGTAGGATCCTTCCGAAAAGGAAATATCCTATTGATCGGCGAGCAAGCATCTGATCCAACTACGGCTCCGGAGCAACAACCCTTTTGCAGCGACAGGGGTTGCTCCGGGTGGTTAAATAAACAACTTCACAACGAAAAGATCTCAGAAGAAAAGCTATTTTGGGTCAACGCGCTGAACAATGATGGATCATGGGTCAACCTACGCGCACTAGTGGGTCAACTTCAACCATCAGCGGTGATAGCCTTAGGCACCGTCGCCAAGAAAGCATGCGTTGAGCAAGGTATTGATCAATACTCGGCCTATCATCCTCAATACTGGAAACGATTCAAGAGCAAGTTTAGGTATCCTTTACTAGACCTGCTACATTTTCTAACGTTAAATGTTCCTGATGGAAATTTATGTTAGAATATAAATAGATGTAGACAACGAGCGTTGCCTACATTCATAACTGAGTAGTACACTAACTGTAATAATTGAAATAAACGAGCAAATCATGGCTTTAGATATCAACCAACTCCGCGCCGCATTCTCCAAAAAATCAGAATCTACCGGCGAAGGCAATTCCGGCTTCTGGGATAAGTTCTTCCCATTCTACAAGATGGAATTCGACCAAACCACCGTCTTCCGTTTCCTCTCCGATGCTGATGAAGATAATCCACTTGGATTCATCGTCGAAAATAAGTACCATGAGCTGATGATCAACGGCAAGAAAAAGCGTATCGCTTGCCTGAAGATGTACAGCGAAGCTTGCCCATGCTGCGAAACGTCGCAGAAATACTACAATGATGGTGACCAGGAGATGGGTAAGAAATTCTGGCGCAAGATTGACTATATCGCTCAAGGCGTTATCGTGAATTGCCCGTTTGAATATCCAATCAAGGACGATGAAAACCCAGTTCGTTTAGTTTCGCTCTCAACCAAGCTGTATCAAAAGGTCGAGAACGAGATCGTCAAGGGTGACCTGGACGAGATGCCGACAGACGTCAACAACGGTTATGACTTCCGCATCATCAAGACCAAGCAAGGTGAATACGCGAACTATGAAAGCTCTGGCTTTGCGCGTAAGGCTTCGCCGATCAACCCTAACCTGCTACAACGCATCGAAAAGTACGAGCTGTCCAAGTACCGCTACGGTAAGATCGAACGTGAGCAAATGGAAGCGATGGTCGAAGCATACCTCACCGGCAAGGACTTTGATGACAAGGCAGCTGCGTCTGGTGCTGCCTCACCAGATGTTTCGTCCGCAAAACCAGCTCAATCAGCAGACGCCGTTCTGAGCCAAGCTGCAGCATCCTCTGATGCAGCTCCTCCAGCCGCAGCGCCTGCAGGAAACAAGCTGTCCCCAGCTGAAATCCTCGCAAAGCTTCGCGCTAAAAACGCTCAGTAATCCGTCTTTACGGAAAAGCAGACGGCCGACCGAATCGGTCGGCCGTCTTTACCTTTAACCTAGGAGAAGGCGCTAATGCTGCCGTTTCTAAAAAATTTCAAGAAGGAAATTTCCAAGCTCGAGAACGTATCTACAAACTTTCGACCACCTACGCACTGGTATACTACCGGTAACTTTGCTGTCAATAAGATCTTGTCTGGTGACTTTCATCGGGGTATTCCGCAGGGGCGTGTAACCATCCTGGCAGGACCATCTGACTCTGGTAAGTCATTTCTATTGTGTAACATCATGGCCGCCGCTCAAGCAGACGGCGCCTTCATCTTTGCTATTGACACCGAAAGCGCTCTCGATGACGGCTACCTAGGCAGGCTCGGCGTAGACTCCACCGATGAGAGCAAGTTCATGGGTGCCCAAGTCGTTACCATCTCTGACGTTGTTTCGATCGTTTCTGATTTCATCAAGATGTATGAAAAAGAGTACGGTAAATACAATGATAATGCCCCACGAGTTTTGATTTGTCTTGATTCTCTCGACATGCTGTTGACCGAATCTGAAAATGATAACTTCAACAAGGGAGAGCAGAAGGGTGATCAAGGTCAGCGAGCAAAACAGATGAAAGGTTTCCTCAGGACGATGGTCTCGAGGATCAAGGCTCTCAACATTTCATTTATTGGCACACACCAAGTATACCCAGCCGACGTGCTTCAAGGTGAAGGTAAGTGGGCGATCAACAATGCGATTCGCTACTCTGCTTCACAGATCGTTTTAATTACCAAGCTGAAGCTCAAAGAAGACGCCGTCGTTATCGGAATCAAGATGAAGGTTGAAACCTTTAAATCTAGGTTCGCTAAGCTAGGCTCATTTGTTGAGGTTATGGTTCCATACGATAAAGGTATGAACCCATTGTCTGGTCTATTAGATCGATTGGTCATAGACAAGGTTGTTGAAAAGAACGGAGGATGGTATCAGGTTCAATTCCCTGGAGAAGACGTTAAAAAGTTCCAGGAAGGATCGATGACAACAGAGTTTGCGATGAAGCTGTTATCGCACCCCAAGCTCCAAGAAGAAGCAAAACTATTTGAAACTGTTGTAGCTACTCCAGAAGTTGGGGTTGATGTAGAAACTGAAGTATTAAACTAAAGGAAATTATATATGACTGCACCAATAAAAGTTACCGCGGTACGCCGCGCCACCGACCGGGTTGAGATGGACACCGACATCGGTTATCCTACTATAGGCGTTGGTATTCGCATACCTCTAACGGACATCGAAACTGATGATAACGGAAATCCTCTCAATGTGACTATTCGTATATCGGTAGAAGCTCTGGATGATATTATCAAATATCTAAATGAAGGACTCAAATGACCTCACCAAACGTAACACTGCTGCGCGACCTGGTGATGATTAAAGCCTCTGAGCTCTCATTGAGCAAATCAGACGGAGGAATCATCATCCCAGGCGAGATCGACAAGGTAGCTCCAAAGCGAGCCACGGTTATCGCAACAGGACCAGGCACCTACAATAAGAAGGGTGACTTTGTTAAGAACCCGGTTGAACCAGGCGATGAGATTCTTTACACTCAAACCAACGTGATTGGAACTAAGATCGACGGTAAAGAATATTTGCTGATTCCGGCTTCGGAGGTGCTGTTGAAGCTAGAATCAAGCTCCCCAAAGCTTGAAGCGGTCTCTTCGCTGACCGCCGAAGAAGTCGTGAGTAGATTGGTCGCTAAGTTCTCTTCTCTAGGATTGGTTCGTCTTGAAGACATGACGGCACCTGTCACCTTGTTTAAAGAAGCTAATGTAGATAATCCGAATGAGATCCCGCTGATGGCTCGATCATTCATCGTGACCGAGGAAAGCTTGAATGAACCATTTGTTCCGCCTGACGGAACTGTCGCTTTCAGCATGTGGCAAGTTGTTGATAGAGTTCCTGGCGTTCGCACCGGTGAATTTGTAGCTCGATTGGCCTTCTCAGACCGTTCTGACCTGAAAAGAGCTGAATGACGATCGTACAAGATGCAATTCGAGCTGTCAAGCTGAGCCAAATACCGGCTCAGTTGGCTCTGTATGAGCAGCTTGTTCAAAGCTCGGAGCCCCTCTTCAAGATGGAAGGGAAGGGCCTAGAGGAGTTAAATAAAGAACACTCTCAAAATTTAATGTTCTATGACTTGATGCTTCAGGAGTGTAAGACGATTGAAGATACCATCAAGATGAAGATCGAGGAGATTGAGGGTGAGCTGTACCAGAAATACCAAGGGGGTCAGAGAGCACTTAGCTCAACTGACATTAGAAACTACATCAAAGGCGATCAACGGTACGTAGCCGCACTTGAGATCCTTCTAGAGGTGGTTCACTCCAAGCGTCAGCTTGAGGCTGTGGTTGAGGCCTTGAAGTCTATGGGTTGGAGCCTCTCTAATATTGGAAAGATACGTATTGCGCAGCTTGAACACATAACACTATGAAAAACACCATGAAAATTGACACTAAAGAAATCGTTCGTTTGAACGCTAAGGTTGAAGCCCAAGATATGACAACAACGATGTTGGGTACCGAGATTAAAAATCTCTCTCAAGTTATAAAGCTTGACCTACAAAAGCTTGAGCTATTGCTCACGCAGAGCACGTCTAAGCCATTTATCAGCATTAATACCATGGACTCTATTGAAAAAGAGATGATTATTCTTGGAGCTTACTTTGAGCAATATAGAGCTGTACACTCTGCGATCGTTACTTCAACCAGCCTTGATAATATGCCATCTACGCTAGGTGGGCTCGAGGAGCATGATATTGAGTCATTTTATCATGGAACCCCAATCCAGGATTGAAAGTAATCTATGAAAATTACTGAAATACTTACCGAAGCACAAAGTTTCTCCGATGCGCAATTAATCAAGATCGCTCGCGAGGTTGGCGAGAGAGCGTACGGAAGCAGCCACACTGGATTAGTATTTAGTGATGAAATTAAGAAGATGACATGGTCGGAATGGTTAGATGACATGGATTCTACTGGTACACCTGAGGTTGATACGTATGACTACGTTTTCTTCCCATCAAGCAAAAAGATTCGGGATGCAGCCGACACTAAGGTTAAGAAGACGGATGTAGACATTGATGGGAAGCTTTACATTGGCGGTGCTGACGGTGTAAAGGTTATTTCAGATCCATTTATTAAAGTTAAAATCGAACATATTCCAGATCCAAGTGAGCTCGAGAAATGGAAACAGCGCGTGTTGCATCATTACTCTGACGCAGTGTTTGATAAGACTGTTAAGTATGGGATGATCCAGGCAAGAAAGAAGGGTGACAAAGAGACATATTATGGAACTTACCATGTTAAACCAACCCCAAGTGCTAAGAAGGACTCCTGGGGCATCATGGATTTCGATCTTGACACAGGTAAGCTGAAGCACTGGGATCCCTTAGAAACCGGAGGCAAGAATGGTTGAAGATAAGGTTTTAAAATGTACGATGGTATTAAGAGGTAAGAGACATGTCATTTCTAAAGCAAACTGAGCTAGTTAAACGAACTGCTCAATTGATGGAGCGTCTTCGTAGCATCGCCTTATGTGATCATCGAAATCAAGTAGAGTTTGCTCGTGAGTATACTGAAGCTCAATATGACGTGATCGTAGCTTTGCTTGATGAAAATCATAATCTAGCAATCTTGGTCGCTGAGCTATATGATCGAGAAAATGTCCCGGCAACTGGATCGGTGTTACCATCGGGTATGGATAAGGCGAAGTTAAACTGATGGGTAAGACCTGCACCATTCACGTCGAAGATGAGGTACATTGCAGGATCGCGGGTCTCAGGGATGAGCAGCTCGAGGTCCTGTGGAACAAGTTCGGTGTGTTTGCTGAAGGTTACTTTCACATGCCAGCTTACCAGCTACGGAAGTGGGATGGGAAGATCCGGTTCTTTGATAAAAAGTCTGGTGAAACATTCACCAAGCTGTTAGATGAGATCTTACCCTACTTATCTTCCTGGGGCTATGAAATTAACCTCATGGACAAGAGGCTACCATCTCCGCACATCACAGATCAGGTCACTGAAGAATTCTTTGGACTCACTGATTTTTTACTACGACCATACCAGGTCAACGTCATCAATACCTTGCTTCACCAGGGTTCGGGATTCGCGATCTGCGCCACTGGTGCAGGGAAGACCTCGATGTGCGCCGCCTTATCTCTTGTCCTATTTTTAAACGGTCTTCAAACTCTTATCATCGTCCCATCATCTGACCTGGTGACGCAAACCGTCATCGAATTTAGGGAGAAGCTTCAATATTATCCTATCTCGATCGGCGAGTATTCTGGATCTCTAAAGGACATCGATCATCCCATAGTCGTAGGAACTTGGCAATCTCTACAGAACGTACCTCATTACATGAGCTACTTCCAATCGGTGATCGTAGATGAGGCTCACGGGGCCAAGGCTAACGTCATCAAGGACCTGTTAGATAACCATGGCAAGCACATCTCACATCGCTACGGGGTCACCGGCACATACCCAAAGTCGATACCAGACCAGGTAACGCTTAAGTGCTCGGTCGGTAAGATCCACTGTGAGGTCGGTGCCAGGTGGTTGATCGACAACGGTTACTTGTCTGAGGTGGAGATAGAGCCGATTGAAACGGCTGATAGCGCCGACCTTCCTGATTATGCGGCCGAGCGAGCGTTCCTAGGAAGTTGTGATGAACGGATAGACATCATCGCACAATTGATCCAAGATAAGAGAGATCTATACGGTAACACATTCGTTTTGGTTAACTCAATTCCGCAAGGCCGAGTCTTAGCTAACTTGATACCTGGTTCTATCTTTCTGTCTGGAGAGTCTAAAAAAGGATTACGTCAAGATAATTATTCAAACTTTGCTGACCAAGATGGGTTGATTATCATCGCAAGCGCCGGCATCGGCTCAACCGGACTTTCGATTGATCGCATCTTTTGCTTGTTCTTGGTTGACGCTGGTAAATCATACATCAAGGCTATTCAGTCAGTTGGTCGTGGTCTTCGTAAGAAGGGTGACAAGAATAAAGTACAAGTTATTGAGGTTTACTCAAAGCTCAAGTTTGCTAAGAAGCACTTCAAAGATCGAAAAAAGTACTATTCCGAGGCTGGTTATCCTGTCCTGGCCACCAAGAAGTTAAAATACTAAACACCATTAAATATAACACAGTTTAACTGGTGTTATAATCTACACTAACTCTTCAAAAGGCAATAAGTGGAAATTCTACCAGATTATGGCTACCCGTTCACAATCTCCGACGTAAGTGGTCCGATCTCTCCAAAGCACTGTTGGTTCTACGATGTGGACCGAAATGACTTTATGTTAAAGCCGATCCGATTGCTCGAAGAAACTACAGGGCCAACAGTGAGGGTGAGGATAAATAATACCGACTTCAACGTACCAGCGTCGTGGAACTTGCTGGTTGTTGATGAAGAAACCAAGATGGTTGACACGGTTCAAATCACTCAATGTAATTCGAGCAACTATCTAGCTTTCATGATGCATCCAGACGAGAGCAATGTTGCTCTTTCACCGATCACGTTGCTGGATCTATTCATGAAAGAATCATGCACTCACGTGATGATCCCCAGGATGAATATGATGTTGCATCCAGTAGGCACCGTGAAGAATGATAGGAAGAAAACCGAGTATAGCTACTCATGCTTATTGTCTCCTCATGACCTCGGTAAGCACATGATCGGTATGACAGCCATGGAAGTTTTAATATGAATTCGCCGATGCTCAAGTTTGCCAATAGCGGTACTTATGTTATGGCAAAGTATGATCCGGAAACTTGTGAAAAGTTACACCGCTGGGCTAATGCAAATGACATCCCAGCTCCTCTAGATCACTCTAAGCTTCATAGTACGATCATGGAGAGCAAATCTGCTACAATTCCTAATCACGATGAACTTAACCGTGATGTTCAAGGAATGGAGTTTAGTCCGCAAAAGCTGATGCTGATGCCGACCAAATTCAAGAGCTTGTCTGGCAAGCTAGAATCTGCATTGATCATCTTGTTAAATGCACCAGAGCTAGTAACGCTTCACCAGGAGATGATCGCCAGGGGAGGACGTCACTCACGTGATATCTATGAACCTCACGTAGCTATCTCCTATTTTGTTCCACGTGACACCAACCTAGCTGGAATACCTCTACCTACATTCCAATTAAGCGTTCAGCGAATTATTGCTGAACCGATTGATGTAGATTGGATCAATCACTAATATGACGTTCACTGAAAAGATAATGGACCTGGGAGTTCTAACTCCAGCAGGACACATCTACCCAAAACAGGTCATTCAACAATCTATCGATGATTTTATTCAAAGTAAGATGATTTGTTTTATCATCATCGGATCTCCAGATACCTTTGGGATTGACCTAACAAAAGTTGTCGCGAAAGCTGAAAAACTTTGGATAAATCAAAACGCACTAATGGCTGAGCTTTATCAATTTTCAGGTCCATCATCTGTTATCTACAATAATCTTCGGGGTCTTCCAGGAATAAAGTTGGTCGGGTACGGTCTCAATGGACTAGGTTCATATGAGAAGGATGGTCACACGATCAAGAATTTTAAGCTAACGTCAATATCTTTTATCAGCATTCCCGCAAAATCTATGGCCCAAAGGGTCTCAGACATGCTCTTAAATTAGAGCGATAAACATTTCCATATTATAATAGACAGATGAAAGCAGCCATCGACATGATGCCGCGCAAGCTTCCTGATGGTGAGTATTCTCACACCGGTGGCTGGGCATTCCTCAGAGCCAACCAACTCAAGCACGTTGGTATCGACGTTCAAGTTCTATCTGAAAAGGGTCGAGGTATAAACACCGACTGGTCTGAGTTTGACATTGTATATCTCTACCACACGATGGACTTCAATTACAAGCATGCTTACATGCTTAACATCTTTGATGGTCCACAAGAGCACACCGCCAAGTTCTTTGAGCGTTTGATCTTCCCACAGCATCAAAAGATTCGCTTCATATCACTAGACCATCCCATGCCAAACTATGGGTATCGGTGTAAGTGGAAGAAGGAACACGCCGATGAAACGTCAAAGATGTCTGATTATTGGAAGAACGTTGACTGGGATGGTGTACAAGCAAAGTGTGATAGCATCAAAGAGTGGGTGCTAGATCCAGGCGTTGAGCTACTTCCAGATGGAACGGTAAAACACCTTCATCGTAAGATCGTTATGGGAGACAGTCACGCTCACTCTGTCTACACCCCAAAGTCATTGGTGCTCCGTAAAGATGGACGTTGGATGGGTGGTATTATCAAGAAGACGATTCAAAAAGAAATTACTGATTTTGGTTTTGACTTCGATCAAATTGATGAGATGACGTGTTACTATGGAAATATTGACATCCGTCACCACCTCTGTCGAGAAGTTGATCCGATTCAAGCAACAAAAAATTTGATTCGCGATTATGCTGCGATGCTTGAACGTTATGATGACAAAAAGATAGAGGTTGTTTGCGCGATTCCGATCGAGGATGAGTCTAGGAAGCTGCCAGCAACCGGGTTGTACCAAGGAACTCCGTTCTTCGGTACTCGAGCGCAGCGCCAAGAGCTGGTCAAGGTTTTTAATGATGAGCTTCAAGAGCACGCAGTTAAGAACGGTTGGAAGGTCTTCAAGTGGCCAGATCATTGGTATAACATGGACGGAGTCGAGTTCATGGAGCTGATAATGGAGCGCCCAAGATCGGTTCACCTAGCGAGAAAGCATTACCGCTGGGACCTAACAAATGACTGCATTAACCATTTGCACAAGCCACCCAAGAAGCTTCTATCATTCGATTAAATGTCTTATTCCAACCCGAGCAACGGTCCATTTAAAGTTGTCTTACAAACTGCACCGATAGCTCTCGATGACACATCAGATCTTTACGCAGAGCTGTTAATGTTAGTGACTGCCGCGATTGAAAATGTTGCGTACTCAAGAACGTTAGACAGCATCGTTTCTTCTTCTAAATTTTACGCCGAGCTAACAAAACTCCTATCTGATAGAATTGGAATCAACATTGAGGTCATGGTGATCTACATGCATTACAACATAGAATACCTTGAGAAGACCGTCATGGTTGGAATTGAAGTCAATCAAAAGGTGATTGACTCTTTCAACGGTCCTTCGTTTGAAGATATGTTTGAGGATTATAAGAGATGATTAGCGGATCATTAGATAATATTAATGTCTTGCGCTTACAAAAGAAGATCAAGGCTGATATTGATGCGTTACAATCATATATTTGTGGGGCTAATGCATTAAAACAATCTATAGATGATTATCTTGAATCTCTATTAAAGCGTAAGGTAATTTCAAAATATCAAACTATATCATTGATCGATCCTTTAAAGTTTGAAACTCGTATTTCCTATTTTTACACCGAAGCTTGTACAAACTCTTCATTGAGAGGCAATACTGATCCAGCTATAGAGCCTAACACCAAAGGAT